TCTTGTGGTTCATCTGCTACTCTATCATCCTCACAACTAAATAATAATAATAAAAATAAAAGTAATTTTTTCATTTTAAAATCCCATAAACTGATAGTTAAGCCCTAACTTGATATCGTATGCTGGTCTTTCCCAGTAGTACAAATATCTACCTTCAGCAAACACTCCAAGATTATCTTTGAGTTTTACTCCGAACAATGCACCTAAATCATAATCGTTCCAATCTGCCCAATCACTTTCTAAATACTCAAAGTCATATGGTTCTTTACCTTCTTCTAAATGTGTCTGATATGATGCTGCATTTTGATAAGAATGTTTTGTATGTCCATAATGTATTGGCATCCAATTTCCCCAAGCATGCATCCACCAATCATCCGAATAATGATAAAAGTCAGCACCTAACACAAGTGATGTTTCACTCTGATATCCTAAGTTCTTCTTAACACCATCTATATAAGTTTCTAACATACCTGGAAAATGATATAGAAAATATTCTCTATCAGTATAAGCAAATACTCTACCATCAGCATCTCTCCACAACCAATCATGTCCCCAATATTCACCTTCACCATTCCAAAAAGGACCGTCACCTTCAATTGGCACCCATTCACCATTTCGGTATTCTAATAGTTCTTGTTGTATCCAGTTTCCATCTTCATCAACCATAGTTGGATCATACCACATATTATCATCAATACCAAAAGCATCTTCAGCAAATGCCCACCATTGACCTCTATACCAAGTGGTGTCAAGAACCATAGCATCAAATCCATATACAGGATGTTGTCTGTGTTTAAATCCAATTGATATATGAAGTTTATTTCCTAACGCTTCGGGTGTAAGATGAACTCTTAAATCACCCTGTACATAATTAATATCTTCCAATCCTAATTCTGTCCACCCAACTTTAGCCATTAGAAAATCACCAATGTATCTTAACCAATATTCTTGATTAACATATTCATTTCCCCATTGACGACCTTGAGAATGTTTTATTAAATATTCCCAACCCTTTACTGGACCAAATGTAGCACTCTCATTGTAATTAGATTCAGAACCATCGTACCAGCTGCCACCCTTACCAGCAGACTTAACTCCATGTTTTGCTTCATATTGGAATCTACCAATTTTACGAAGTCCAAATGAAGTTTGAAAATCAGGTTTTAGTTCACCCTCAGTCCGTTCCACCATTAAATCTCCAGTAGATAAACCACCTACAATAGCAAACCTATCGTCTTTATATCGAGGTGCATTTAAACTAAAACTTGAATAAGCTGTGGAATACTTAAAAAAGTTAGTAAAAAAGTTCTGACTAAACAAAGATGAGGATAGCAGTATCCCTAATATAATTTTCTTTAACATCTGTTTTCTCCTAAGTTAATATTTTATGCAACCATCCACCAAGCTGCTCCAATTTCTACAAGCAAGTCAGCTCCAGTATTATATGCCCATTTCTTCTTTGTCCCATAGGTTTCTTCAGTACCTTCTACGATATACTCAAATATTTCCCATGCAATTCCGATAATCACCACCCATAAAACTGCCCATAAATCAGAACATCCTAACCATTGAGCTACCTTTGCAATAAACAGACCAGCTGCTATATGATAAGATGTCCAATGGTCAAGTTGACCGCTTTCTAATTGCCAATTTACAAATGGTTGTAGTGGGTTATTCATTTTATTTCTCCTATATAAATATCGTTAGTAATCCATTCTTATTAAAAATTTCATTGGTATTTTTTTGCTTTTTGGTATTGGTTTTGATAATCTTGCATATCCCACCAAACTTTTCTGTTCATCATACAGACCAACCTCGGTTATGTAAGTTGGAAAATCACTACTGGTTAAATGATTTTTTAACTGACCTAAACCATTAGTATTAAATACAGTTAAATTAGTTGTGTTATTTAACTCGTTTGGTTCAGTATCACAAGACCATTCATAAGTATTAATAGTATTTATACCTTGATATTCAATTGAATAATTTCCACTAGTTACCTCAGTATAATTATTCGATCCATCAAATGATGCTGTTTCTGTAATTGCAACCACACCGACATCATAAAATATATTTCCAACATAATTGTCCGATGAAGAAAGTGGTGTTACTGATTGAGAAAAAGTAGTATTTGTAGAATAAAGATTACCAGCACTATCATCAACTATCCTAGCACCAGTTGCCGTGTCGGTTAAAACAAAACTACCTCTCTTTATACCCTCATTAAATTTACTTTGCGGTATAAAAACCACAGAACCAGTATCATAAAATTTATGTAAAAATGTATCTCTACCAGTTCCATCCTTTCCTATATTAAATGATTGATTGAAAGTTGCTTCGTCTGTTGAACCACTTAAATAAAAATTTACACGAGCAAAGTCATAATAACTTTTAGATACTTCGTTAGATGAGTTATTTAAAAACTGATGTCGTGTTAGGTCGGCCTGAGTTAAATTAAATGACTTGTGAGCTTTATACTCGTAAGTACTCTGATTTTCAGGTGTGAATTGTTTATACATTCCATGACATTAGTAAGTCAAACGAACCTTGACGATTGCTTCAGAACTAAAGTTTTTATTGATTGGTGAACTAAGTCTTCCTACTGCCAATAAAGAATTTTGATTGTCGTATAATCCAACCTCACTAATATAAACTTGTGGATTAGTTACCATATCGTTATGTCTTATGGTGTAATCTGAACCACTCCAAAAGGTTAAATTTTGTGATAGATTATATTCACTTGTTTTAGCTCTACAAAAATAATCATAAATATATTGTTGTTCTTCAGACCTCAAGGTTACTGAACCTTTTTGTAGTGCTAGTGTCAACTTATTGGCATTATCTACCGCATCAGCAACTCTAGTATCAGCAGTTAAACCTGTACCAGTAAAACCTGTATGTCCACTTGAGCTTTGAACTAAACCAGCATCGCCAGGTAAACTTGATGATAAAGCAGTAGCACTCAATACCATTAATCCAGCATCAGGGTAAAAGAAACCATAGGTTTTGGATGTATATACCGTATTTACAGTACCAGCAGAACCAGACACAATATTATATCTTGGTCCAAACGGAGCAGATTCTGGATTTACAGTTTTACTATCATCCGTTAAAACTAAAGAATTACCAAGACCAGCACTACTTGAACCAGATAATGTCATTGTCCAAGTTCCTGGATTTAATCTATCTTTCATCTGTAATCTTTCTGCAGAAACAATATAAACATCTGATTGGCTTACAGCACTTGAACCATTAGTCCCATCAATCATAGCCCATCCCTGTCCATCTCTTAGTTTTTCAGCATTTGTTTCGACAAGGTTATAAAATTGTTTATAGATAGCTTGAGTTGTTCCCTCTACAGTTGTTGACTCTTCAGCACTACCACTACCACCTATGTGACCATAAGTTACACTAAGGTGGTCTTTAGAATTATATTGTAAATTATAATAATAAGATTTTTGTGTAGAAGAAAGTGACGATGTACTAAAATTTGAACCTGCTAAAGTCCCAACACCACCATCAAAAAATCCATTGGTTACAGTTATTTGGGTTATTATAGTATCTTCTGCTATATTAAATGGTTTCATCATGATTCAAATCCTATTAGTTTGTTGTATTGTTAGCTTCTACAGTAACAGTTACAAATCCTGGTGCAGTTCCTTCTCTCATAACTTCAATACCTATTGACCTCTGTGAAGTAAATTGTTGTGGTCTAGCATTAATAGTTAAATTTCCAACATTATTTATCATAGCTGAAACTGGTTCTGGGTGGTCAAAGGGTGGTAAATTAGTAGCAGAAAAAGTTCCTTGTACTATTATTTGATCTGGAGTTACTCCAGTAGCAGTCATACCTCTGATATCTAATACCTTGTAATCAAATCTATTTTGACCACTCTGAGGAAATACTCTTGGTACTATTGTAGTGGGATTACTTTCTGTTTCACCTGGTACTTTAGTTATGGTTACCGAAGTACCACTAGTAATTGTAATAAAAGAAAAGTTTTGTACATTCCTCTCGCCTTGTCCATATAATTTAGACCTTAAAAATACATTATCATCTGGTACTGCTTCTAACATTGGAAGATCAGTTATTGCACTTCCGTAAGCACTTGAACCACTTGGATGACTTGGATTATAAAGAGTATAGTCCACTCCAGTATCTCCAAATGAATATTGTGTTATACCCAAAGCTTGTCCATTTGCTAACTTTTGACGACCTAACTTAGTTAAAATGGCATCGACTATTACGGTATCATTATCTAAAATTCCCATAGTTGTAATTCCTTATGTTATAATATTACTCATCTATAAATATATCCAAATTATTTTTTACCTTATTACTTTTAACTTCTTCGTTGTATCTGAACCACCTATATCAATTGTGTAAGCTGGAATTTTGGGTGATGTATCTAATTCAGGATCAAAAAATGTAGGATTAGTACCATCATGTTGAGTTCCTTTATAAATAAGATTATTTATTACATCCTTACTTGTTCCAACTTTAAAGTAATGATTGATTGGATATGTGATATTTCCATCACTATCTGTTTTAAAGAAAAGTGTCCTACCAACCATTCTTCCATCAACAGTAGCATCATCATTACCAAAGTAAGAATTATAAGTGTATCCACTTCCACTATCTACATAGTAACGATTTCCAAAATGTCTAAAATTATCATGGTGATTAAAAGGTTGTTTAGCTGCCAATTCAGTTCTTGTTTTATATGAACCAGTTATTGGAAAAAATTGTTCAATATCTCCTATTTCTCTAAAATTAAATCTATCATCATATCGAAATGTATTATAATCATTATTATTACCTAGTCGTGATGACTTAAAAAAAGTTTTGTTTTCACTCTTACCATGATTTTTATAAAATTCATTTTTAGTACCAAGTAATAAATCAGTAAAATTACCCAATGTTACATTAAATACAGTTTGATTTTTTGTATTTGATAAATCAACAATATTCAATGGTGTGGATTCATTTGTTTTTAAATTTTTATTAGCAGTAGAGGTTATACCCACATCACTTAAAATGTTTATTGTTTGTTCTTTTAAATTTTCATTATTAATAGCAGTAATAGAAATTTCATCCGTCAAAACATCCACAGTCTTTTCATATTTCTTCTCGTTAAAATTTATATTTACACTAGGTTCTGTCAAATTTGTTGAACCAATAACTTTATTAGGATTTAACTTAGTCTCTAATGTAGCTTTTTTTGTTTTTGACCTAAATAAAATATCATTTTTAACTTCATAAGAAAACTCAAGTTTAGTTTTTGCTGGTATTGATAATTCAATCTCTTTAATATAATTAGGATTATCGGTATGACTCTCAACTGCTAAAAGATTTCTATTTACATCTACCTTAATATCCTTTTCAGTTATTATTTGTTTTCTTAAAGTTAACAAATCATTATAAATACCATCATTTACCCCATCATCTAAATAATCATCTAAAACAAAATCCGACATAGCATTGATAATAACAGAATCAATAGCATCTACATAAGAAAAAGTTTTACCTATTTTATTTACATTTGATACTTCTGGTATATCTGTATTATTTTTCATAGGAAGTTTTAAAGTTGAAAGTTTTGAATCTAAATTACCTACAACTTTTAAATTAGAACCCAATAAAGTTTGTTTATTACTTTTTATAGCATCTGTCCCTCGCACTTGGAACTTATAATTTTTTACATTAGATACATTACTCTTCAAATGTAAACTTGGTTGTTCTGATACTGTTTTGTCAAAACTTTTTACTTTATTTTTAGATGAAATATCTTTTAATGTTGTCGCGTTTTTACCTTCTGAAAGTTCATAATGGTAAATTAAATTATCTCTAGCAGAAGTTATCGATCCCCCAACAATACTATTATAATTTAAAATATGTTGTTTAAACTTTGACATACTGATGTATGAATCCCAAGCTCTAATTTGAGCTATAGAACCAGTCATTACTTCCCCAAATAACAAATTATTATTTGGTTGTCCTGATGCAGTTGTGAAGTTTTTATTAACATCTACATCAAACGATGACATTGATATGTGTTGTATATCTGTTATTTTATCACCATCTTTTCTACCAATAAACACATGATAAGATTGAGTTACTTCATATGAAGAAGTAACAGCATTCCTCTGTAACATTACATTAAAATATTTACCATCATTTATATTATTAATATAATCAGTTGACATAGATATTGAATTATTAGAAATAGAACTACCAGCGTGTTCGGTATTATTTATTCTTAATTGTAAACTACCAGTAGTAGTTGATGATCCAGAAGGAATTATTCTTATATCCCAATTATCATTAGAACCACTTGACCTAGCAATTGTCTGTATTTGTGTGTTACCAGTTGATCGAAAAATAAATTCAACACCATTTGGTTCAGCATCATTTGAATACCAATCTAATGCAATATAACTAGATCCGGAAGATAAATTTAAACTTCTCAAAGGTTCTAACCTTTCTAAAAATGATACATTACCAGTAGTGTTTTTTATTCCACTATCCAAATCATTAGCGACATTATTAGTTACTACAGATGGATTATGTTCACTTGTAGATCCACCATACTCGGTTAAATTAAATGTAGTTGAATCATATCCATATAGATTCAAAATAGTATTAATACCTTCTTGAGTTCCTTTAGTTTTATAAATATAAATTATATTATTTAATATCTTTGTCCATAATGATGAAATTGCTTTCTTATCGGATACCTCATCCCCTTTTGTACTAGATAAATAATCTTGTAAATTACTAGTATGTGGATTTAATAAATCATAACCTATAGTATTACCAATTATTGGTAAAATGTTATCAGGTATAGAATTAGGATTCTTATATCCCAAACTATAAAAATTATGATAATTATCAATATAACTTCTTAATAAATCAAACTGTTCACCTAACATATTTACAAAATCACGAAGAACTTTGTGTTCATCGCCAGTTCTTAAAAATTCAGGTAGATTATTTACAAGTGAATTAATATTATTTGTATCATAATTTTCGGCAATAGTTTCCATTGTATCATACCAATCGTTCCATTCAGATGAACCAGCGTAGCTACCACTTGTTGGTCTATATATGTTTGAAAAAGGATGTATATTGGTTGGATTTACTTTACAAACTTTAATATCAGTTACAAAAGTTTCATATGATCCTGTTGTATTTGTTCTAATTGGAAACAAGTCTCCTTGTGGTAAAACACTAGCAAATACATCAGTTGTATGACCTAATCCCAAACCTTCAGGGTCATATTGAGATGGGAAAAAATAAGGAAGATGATTACCACTACTATCTCGTATACCATAACAAAAATTACTACCACTTAATGAAGCGGATAAAACATTTGATCCTGATAATATTTCAAAATCTCCAGAATTATTTGCAAAATTTATCTCATCAATATCAAGACCTGATATTGGTCTAAAATAATTTTGTTGAGCTCTAAAAATATATCTTCTGTATTCAGATCCAGTTGATGTTGGATTTAAAATAGCTGAACCGCTAAAGGCATTATATGGTATTTTTCTATCTTTAGCATAAGTGTAACCATTGAAAGTAGAATCATACTCTCTGTTTGCATCATTAGCATCTGATGAAAAACTATATGTATTATTACCTGTTCTTTCCCCACTTAATAAAAAGGATAAATAAATCCAATCGTTTGTATTATAAAAAGGAGAATTTTCTACATTATAAATATCAGTAAACATATGTAGTCTTGAATTAGAAGAATCTGTTTTAAAATGATATACGGAATCAAATCCTTCTACTTGCATAGAACTAGATATTTCACTTGTAAATCCATGTTTGTTATCAAAATTATTTCCTGCTAAATTCGAACCTATACCAGGTGCAGATGATGTCGAATAACTCTGACCATCGGTGTACATAAAATGTTCATAGTGAGTAAAATTATTTTTTATACTTCTTATCTCTTCAAATAAATTTTTTCTTTTAGAAAGAACACTACTATTATTAGTAAAAGATAAAGATGAACTTATTTGTGATAATAATCCTTCTAGTTTGGCAGCTTTAGTTTTAAAATTTTGTAATTTAGATTTAGCAGAACCAAAAAACACATGATTATCAAATTTACTATAATTAACATTTAAATTTATATCTTTCTTTAAATTAGTTAAACTTTCAATGATGTTTATACCAGTAGAACTTGATATTTCATTATAGTTTTCATAAGAAGATGAAATAAAACTAGAATCTCCTAGATAACTTTCATCTATGGTCAAACCCAAACCACTTATTGCTAAACCTTCTCTATCGATAAAAAATATAGTTTCATTTTGAGAAGATAAAAATTTATTTGATATAAAAAAGTTCTTTTCTAATCTTGATATATTATTAGGTAATGGTTCATTTAATTTTAAAATAAAAGTATTTTTATTACTAGTAATTCTATCAAGTGCATATCCATTTATCGGAATTAAACGAGATTCGGTTAATTCTAAATAAGAATTAAATTGATATACACCATCACTATCTCCACCATTTAAAAAAGCAGTAATTTGATCTATATAGTTGGCATCAAAACCATCTGAAAAAATTTGTTCATCTACTTCTATTCTTATTTCTTTCCTACTAGGTGATATTTCAGAAATATATAATTCTTGATTTTCTCTAAACCTTGTTATAAAATCAAATTGTAAATTATAATTATCTTCACTAAAACCAGCTCGGTCTAGATATTCATTTGGTTTTAAAAATATTTGTTGATTTGATATATAAAAATCAATATTTTCTTGTAAAATATCAGAATCTTGAAATGTACCAAGTTCTGTAAAAACAGATGTTTTTATAAATGGAAACCCTCTACCATCATTTACCCCATTTAGTTGATAATGTATATTCCCAAAAGATTCTTTATCGGTAACACCATTATTATCAACCCACCAATTCCAAGCACTACCTCTTGTTTTTTCTACCTCTGATAAATCAAAATAACTATCTACATAGATTTCACCAAATGATGTGAATTCATAACTGCCAGATGAAATCAGTTCTAAAGTATCATCATTATATTGTTTTAATATTTCCATTAAAATGCCTGTTCATCACTTATAGTTTCTAATAAAGGTGTTCTCATTACACTATCTTTTCTAATTCTACCATCTTTAGGTTGATTCACTCCATAGTCCCCAATAAGAATTCCTTGTTCATCTGTACCGGCTTGGTTTTGTAAAAATAAAAATTCATTATTTGATGGATTAATATCAATGGTACATTCGTCATCTATTATAAATATATCAGTAGCTAAACTATTGATTGGTAAAGTATCAGAACCTGAAACTATCCATTTGAATTTATCACCACCAATAAAATCATAAATGTCTCTTGGTTTTGAAAAAACCCTTGTCTGTCCTAAATCTAATTGCCCAGGCCTTTCTCCTAAAAAATTATTATTTATTTTTTTTACATAATCTTTTGCTGATGCTTTTTGTAGATAATCTTCTGAAACAAAATTATCGTCCTTTACTATTTTAGATACCGATGAGTGGTATTGAGATCCTTTATCAAATCCACCTATTATTGCTTGATTATCTCCAATAGGCAAAAAATTAAAATCAGTTCCACCAAATACAGCAAAATCTTGAGATTGTAAAAGTCCATCATTTACAACTATGTTTTTTGTTACAAGGTAAGTTTGTGTTAAAAAAGATTTACTTTTGTCATATCTATAAACAACTATTTTTATAGACTTAACTCCAGGAGTATTGTAAACATGACTTACCGAGTCTTGTATTGGAACTGCCTCTCTATTTTGTGATGCAAACCATTTTTGTAAAAAATAGTTATCGCTTTCTGGATATTCCTCAACATCATAAAGATTAAAAAAATATGTATTCTGTATATCCGTATTTGATAATAATTTTTTTTCATCACCCCATTGAATAACTTGATAGGTAAAATAAGAATTATCTATACCAAAATCTATACTCTCAATAAATTCAGCTATATCATCTTGACTTGATTCAGGATCAATATAGAAAAGATTAGATATGTCTGATAAAACTTCTGATGATATTTCATTCTGAAATTCCAGATTATCAAATATTTGTACATTAAATGAAACTTCTATGGGATAAGAAGTATCATCATACTCGACTGATTTTTCTTTACTGTCATAATATAAAAGTTCATTTTGATTATCTGTTGTGGTATCAATTAAAAATAACTCATCAGTAATCTGTATATTATCAATGATACTAGAATCATCAAGAAAGTAATTATACTCAAACTTTGGAGCACCTAGTTTTGCTAAAAAATTAAAGGTTGGTTCATCGTCTATAGCATCAGAATTAAAACCATCATCTAAAATATCTAGTTCCCATAGGCCATCTTCGTTTAATTGTGGAGTAGATGATACATTACTTAGTATAATATGACTACTTTCACTAGGATTTCTAAATCTAAGTTCTCTTGGAAAAATAAGTTCGTGTGTAGGATTAAATCCACCGCCAGTACTCATTTCAATATAATCAAATTCCCTTTCAATAGTTAAATTTCTAGTCCCACCAAAATCAAATTCAAATCTAAAGCGATTGTCACCTTCTATTTCTCTTATGTATGCTAAATTATCATTGTTAGGAAATTCAACATTAACATCAATCTCTAATTCTTGTCTGAATTGTCTGTTTTCCCAAGTACCACCACTTCTATCACCACCTGAATAATAATGTCCCCAAATCACCATATGTCTATCTTGTACTACCACAGATAACCTTTCTAAATCACTTTGAGTATCATCATAAGAGTATTGAATATCTGGTACATTATCAGGATTATTTAAATCAACATCTTCAGGTTCAGTAATAGTATCAGTTAGAATATCACCATAAACTGCATTTTGACCTTCTGTACCTGATATCAATTCTCTTTTATATCTAATTCTTCTAAGGGGATTAGGTCTTTCAAGTATACCTTCATTAAACCCGATACGAACATCCCTACCTCTTGGATCTGAAGTTGGGATTTGACCATTATCTAATGTAAACACCCTATTATCTTTTATAATTGAATTCCAATTCCCTAAAGAAAAATTTTCTAGGTTATCATTATTCAATCCAAGCTCTTTTGTAGAACCATTTGGATAAACACCTGGAGTTTTCCAACTAGGATATTTTTCTTTTTTAGAATATGCCATTAAAATGCCTGTTCTGATTCTTCTGTTTCCATACCGTCTGGTATTATTAAAGTATCAATTTTAAGTCTTAGATTTTCATCAAGGGTTAATTGAAAATCTTGATTATATTCTATTTTATTTATTTCTGTTTTATCAATCAAATCATCAGTATCATTTTGGTCAAAGTCGACATCTAATAATAGATTATTAGCTATCTCATCTATGTTTGTTATTGGAGCTATTGATGAATTTCCATAAGAAGTTTCTACATTTACATCATCATCAAAAACTCCAAATTTATTTAACTTAGGTAAAATAGGATATAAATATTCATTATCCCAAACTTGATTATCTTCATTTATAATTATATCTCTATAAGATTGTCTTGGTATTTTTGCACCACTAGAAACCCCAACATCGCTATCAACTTCGATATTATTTATTTCTAAAGTATCGGTTAGATTAAAAAAATTATAGTCTTTTGGTATTATATTTTTCCAATAAATCTTTTCATTTGGAACATCACTATCATCATTTTCAAATCCTAGTTGTTCCCACATGGGTTTTACTCCCTTATAAACTTTAGTAGTTGCTATATCAACATTGTTTAAAGCAGTATCTTTAAATGTATTTGTTAAGTTTTTATTTATAAATCCGTTGTGTATTTTAGCCATAATTATCCTTCTTGTATTACCCAACCATATTGTGCTGGCACAGTAAGATTATTTGGATTAATAGTTATTCCAACTTGTTCATTAGTCAACCACATATACTGCCAAGTAATACCGTTTGAATCCGTCCATTGTTCATATACACTTGGAGTACCAACATACTCATCACTTGGAAATTCATAATTTTCAAGGTCTATATCATCGGTTTCAGTATCATCATCGGAATCATCAAAAACAATATCATCATCAGAATCATCAATATCTTCATCAAGAACTACATCATCAATAAGAAATAATTCAAACAATAACTCACCATCTTGATAGTTTTCTGGTCCAGGTTCTGTAGTTAAATTTATTTCATACCAACCAAAAACTAACTCGTCATTTGAATTAGTGGGTGTCCCATCTAGTACATCTATAGGTGTAAGTGTAAATCCAGAACGACTTCCGTTTGCTAAAATTACCTCTTCATCAGGTGAAAAATCTCTTCTACTTGGTGTAAATCGAACAAATAAATTACCAACAAAGTCTATGGTATTTATTGTATCAGAATAAGATAAGTAACTACCTTCATTTATAAAATCCTCATACCGAATCCCATCATCATTTGGTTCTAATGGAGTGTCAAAATATCTGAAAAAATAATTTATAGATTCCGTATTTTCAATCATACTAAAACTAATATTGTAATCATAATTACATGAGCCATCATCTGTGTTAGCACCTTCTACAAAGTTATTAGCGTTGACATCAATACACCCTAATATCACTTCATCTATGAGTGGTTCAGTTTCATCATCTATCTCAATAGAATATGGATTTAAAAGTGATGTAAAATTGTCATTTAATTCTGAATTTATTTTATTCAAAAAATTAAATATTGTTAACCTATCTAATAGATTTAATTTTTCTATTAGTTTTAATGTAGTGTTTTCATTTTCTTGATTTAAAGTTAGTGGGTTTAGTCCCATTATATTAGCAGTTGATTTAACTAATGAAGAATCTGAACTTAACCCACCTATAGTAGCAAAATTTGAAAAGTCATATAATTTTAATTCATAGTTTTCAGACGGATTTAATAAAATATTTGTTTTAAATTTTTCATAACCACCGATAATACGACCTTCATAGATAGCACAAACTAATCCTGTTATGGAGTAAAAACCTGGTTTATCATAAAAGTGTTCTAATAAAGTTGTACCCTCTAATAATTTTAACTCACTCGTATGTTCTCTTGGACTACCATCACCCCAATCCAAACGAAAAAGATAAAAGCCAGTATCTTCCCTATCTAAAGAAATAGACTGTGATACATAAAAATCAAATCTATTTTTTCCACCACCGCCAGTATATTTTTGTTTTGAACCATAAGTTTCAATATTATGAGATGGTGTTCTACCATTAGCTCTTGGATATAGATAGTAATTTATTTTACCCTCAGTTGCTAAATTATATTCAGTTGGATTTATTTCTTTATCATAGTATCTATCTAACCTAACTATTTCATCATCATTGTTTACATCAGTTACAAATGGTAAAGCATCAATAGAATATCTATAAGTTGATGAAACACCAAAACTTTCATTAAAAACAATCTCCTCTCCATTATCATCAATGATAGGTCTAGTATTTAAAGCAGTCTCTATTTTTCCCCTTGTATATGACTGAAAACTACTTTCATCAAAATTAGAATTTTCCCAATAATCTCTATTATTAAGCGTAATAGTTCCTAAAGTTTGACGATTGTCCCTTTCTTCAATAACTTTCGTTGAGTTTGGAAACTCAAATGATGAAGACTCTGTATAATTTGGGTTGTTATAAGTTAAATCAATCCCTCTATCAGGTTGAAATACTCTTAGTTGCTCGTTACCATTACCACCTTCAGTTGGTGGTCCTACAGATTGTTCTGCTGTATTGAATAATTCTTCTATGGTAGTAAATTTTGACATAGTTCATTTATGATGGTACAGTAACACTTAAGTCACCTATCTTGTAACCTCTAGCCCTTAACAGTTCTGATTTACTAATAATTTCTACTTTACATCTAGCACCAAGACCACTATTAGAAACTATCTCGTCATTTTCATCAATGTGATTTAACCAATATTGTCTGTTTGTAAAATATGGAGAACTATTATCAAGTTCTAACTCATTAATATTTGGATTATAGGTAGCACATATAAAATACCATTCATTTAAATTATCAGTTGGTATTTGTGGAAAAGATGTATGAACTCTTTCATGGATATTATTAATACTACGATTTGATAATCTACCTAATGCACCACCAAATTCACCAGTGTGTCCCCAATGATTGTCTCTAAGTGTACCATCACTCTCTCTAACAACCAAACTTATATACCTATAGTAATTTCCATCATACTGATTTATTCTTGTTTCTAATCTAAATCCTTCTCCATTTTCTTCTAAAGGATTACCATAATTAAAAAGAGTTCCCTCTGATGTTTTACTGACAAATCTCACCCACATAGTTATTGTAAAACCATCTGTTAAGTAAGAATCATTTTTTTGAAACTCTAATAAACCATCATTAGGAGCTTTTATGATAATTGCTTGATTTGGTTTTCTTATTTTTAGAAATCCATTTGCTTTATTTTCATATACGGGTCGTTGGTCAGGTATTTCTTGAATTATATTATCAACATCACCTAGATAAGTATTTAATCTATCTCTCATAGACTCAATAGTTTTATCTTGATTATTAGTATCACCTTCGGCGTGTTCATTTAACCTTGTTATATATGCCTGCCTATTATTTGGATTTGCACTAATTCTACTTTGTATATCTAACAATTCAATATTCTCATCTATATATTCACCAGCACCATCTAAATTTAAATCTTGAAAATTAGGTTTATTTCCTATCAATTCATTAAATTCCGAGAAAAAATTATTTATTTGATCTTGTCTATTTGTTTGTACAGGTAATAATTCAAATATATTAGTATCTAATATATCTCTAGCCTTTTCTGGATTAATCTTTTCACCAGTCTTAATAGTTGTCAACTGACTCAGATTTAGAACATTTAAAAAGTATCTATCTCTTACAACAGTAGCCATTAGAAATCTCCTTCAGCAAAAGCTTCATCAAAATATAATATTACCTCTTCAGCAATAATTACATCAATTATAAGACCATCGTTATTATATCTCATTACATATTGCTGTAGTTTATAATATTCTCCAGGCGTCAATGGTAAAGAAGAATCAGAGTAATCGATTTCATCTGGCAATTCAAGACTAAACTTAGACTCAATATCAATAATAGAACTTTCATGTATGTTCTGACAAATTAGTTCAAAGTTTTTACCTTGTAAATCTTCTCTGTTTTCTAAAGTATTTCTGTCTTTTTTATAAAATACAAGTGGTTCGTCTTCATCACGACCAGTTTGTTTTTTACCATCACGAATTGTAGTTTGCATAGATAAAACTTGTTCATCAGTCAATGTATTATTTTGAAACCATAACTTATAAAAAAGGTCACTTACTATTTCACGAACTTGTTGTAAAGTTTCATATGTAAATTTTTCAATTAAAATATTAAATGAATCATCTAATAAATTATCATCCATATCCTTAAAATCACTACCGTTACCAGCATGTAAAGTACCATCTTGATGCTTATGATATTCCCCAATATATTGATGTTCTATATTGTTTTTAAAATAAATTCTATCTTGTTCTGTAGCTACTAGCCCAACATCAATAACAAGATTTTCAGTAGGATTAAAATCCATTTCCATCATTGTTACTTCTTGATATATAACTTCATCCCAATTTATCTCATGACTAGCACCCATCACTCCCGCACCAGTCATAGTAGTTCCATCTTCGTGTACATGATAAAGACCTATATACTGTTCCGAAGGGTTATTAACATAAAACCAATTGTCCGTTTGTGATGCTACTTGATTTACTAAAACTATTGGATTTGAATCGACATTAACAGAAAATCCATCTAAATCTGTTCCTGGAGCTAAAACTACAAAATTGTTTACCTCATAATATGTAACATCAGTTTCGGAATTTATTATATCAGTATTAACACTCATTATCCTTACCCAACTATTTCTTGATTTTCTTCATTACTTATTAATCCATTATCTACAATTACAACAAGCCACCCATTTCCATTTTCATCCAATTGATATTCATATGTTTGTCCATTGATTGAAGTTTCACCAGAATATGTAATCAATTCTGGAGGTAATGGGTATTCTAAACCCGTTGAAGTAATTTCTAATTTTTGTGAAACATCAATTTCAAATCTTAATTGGTTACCACTTTCTGCCCCCTCGACACCAGTATCTAATATTATATCAAGATGACTAAACGAAACAATATAATAATTTTTAAAAAACCCCTTTGATGGATCAGATAAAGTTACAACCATCCCCTCTGTTACTGAAGTTATTAAGTCTGGTCTATTAATAGAATCAATATCACAAGTCCACATCTTATTATTATCAGTAGTCATTGTAACTGTACCTGTAATATGACTATCGGTAGTTACATCCTCATTAGTAGTCTCTTGAGTAATCTCTGTTGTAATGGACTGTGATACATCTAAACTATAATCAACCACTTGTCCATATTCAGCACCATTCACCCCATCAGTTAAAGTAACCATTCCACTACTTAAATCAACATCTTGTATAACTTTATTTTCAAAGTAACCTTCTGATGAAATAGAAACATTCATTCCAGGTTGAACTAAAGTAAGTAAGCCTGAATTATTATAAGTAGTCATCTGCCATAATGTATTATCACTAGTTGTCATAGTGGCAGTACCAGTTAATAAATTCTCATCACTTGTCTGTTGCTGTTGAATAGTAGTCTGCTGTTGAGTAGTAGTTTGTTGTTGAACTCGTTGTTCATCTACTAATGGTAAATTTTGATTTTGTACTCCCAAATGTTCTTGAGTTGAAGTCGATTCTCTTTGATTAGGTACGGTACTAATCGACTGTTCCCCTTGAACTCCAAAATCAGATGCTGGAGTGTAATCATCTGGCATTTCTAACTCCTCAGTATAAATTCAAAATCGTTATCATATATTATTGTTTGATCGTCATCATGATTAACCTTTATCAATATCTTGTAAGCACGATTTGGTTCAAACGCATTTAGGTCTTGTTTAAAATAGTTAGAAGTTGAATCACAACTCATTGTTGTATAAGCACTAAACGGAACAACTGATTCATTCGTTGCCATATCAATGATAGAATAAGATCCAGAAGTCCAAGGTATATAACTACCACTTACAGTCTGAACAGATGTAGTGAAGCTTTTTTGTATATATCTTTTACGAGCACCAAATCTAAACTTAACGGTTTCATTTTCTTTATATGATTCTCTAAAATGTATTGGATACAAATAATTTTCAGCATCACCACTAATATCTAAAGCAGTTAAACTACCAGTATTAGAACCAGTTGCTGGTAAGTGATCATCCCATTTCAATTCCAACTTAGGTGAATAGATTGTATTGGTTTGCCTTGAGAAAAATTTAAGGTCTTCAAAACTACCACTTGATGTTTCTCTACTACCAGAAAATCTTAGTAACAACCCATAATTATTATTCGAACCATCAAACCATTTACCAGCAATAGAAGTTATATCCATATTAATATCAGGTGACTCTGATGAAAAGGATTGTGTTACTTCATCACCAGCAATATAACTTGCACCTGTACTACTGGTTACTACTCCAGCTGTCCATAGTGAACTTTCTAAATTCCATTCAACCTCTGCTGCACCATCTCTATTTTTTCTATATTTCCAACTACAACCATCAGTTGTTTTTGGATCATCAGATTCTTTACCTACACCCTCATCCCAAGATTCAGAAAGTGGATAAGCAGCAATAGTATAATCTTCACTTAAACCACTTGTACCTTCTGTTTCATATAGTCTTAAATTTAATTTGTAGGTATTTGGTAAAACTGAAGAACTGATATAACTTTCGATTTCATCAACATCGAACTGAAGCAAAATACGAGTTGGATAATGAAAATTTCTATTCCAAAATGCTTTCTTTAATTCAAGTATTTCATCTTGTCCAGCATTCTTATCTTTAAAATCTTCGCCCGTAGTTTCATTTGAACCACTACTAATAAAGGCATCTTTGGTTGTAAAAAAATATCTATGCATTATATCACTTTCCCGTAAATATCCTTATTAGGATTTTTTAATTCAAATACAGCAGGAGTAACCGATGGTCTATATATACCATCTTGTAAAGAATTTTCAAAATTGTATTGAAACCCATAAGTTGATTCATGTCCACTAACACCATCATAGGTATCACCATCTGCTTGATAATAATAAAGTTTTCTATTATTACCATAATCACTATTACCATTTTGAAATAATTTGAGTTCTTTTACCCCAACAACCCCATCTAAACCTAATATATTGTATTGAAGTTCATTAATGTTTATTACTTGCTTAAATTGCATTTTTTCTATTCTAAAAAAGTTCTTTATAGTATCTATAACTTCCAACTTAACAGAGGTTGAATTAAATCTTCTATCACAATTTACAATAAAATGAACTCCAAAATTAACAACATACCCAGAAAAGATATTTTCTTGTAATGTATATCCGAAATTTAATGAATCATTTATTATTCTAAACTGATTAAGATATGTTTCTAAATTTTGTAAAACAAGATGTGGAGTTTGAACAAGATTTTTATCTTGATTGTAAGATAGTGTAGAAATTAATAATGAACCACCATCCATTCTATCAACATAACACTTAGCTATGTTACCAAACTTTGCTGGAAGATTTTTTATTCTTGCCGTATAATCTTCTTTTGTAACACATCTCAATTGAGAAGCAAAAAATGCACTAGCATTATTCTTAATTTCATCTACAGTTTGACCATCAGTTCCACCCACACCAGGTTCATCATTTGATACAGTAATAGATTCATTAGAATTTTTTATTTCTGTTAATTCACCCACTTGTATATTTGAATCATACCCACCACCAACTCTATAAGTTAAAGTTAATATCGTATTATTTGGAACTTCACCTAAATTTAAATTATTTGAAATACCTGATCCTATACTGTCACTTGCATTTGCAACATCTTCCCCATTAATTGTAACACCAACTTGTTCCACTGGATCTACTGCAGAACCTGTGTTACTGTATCTAAATAAACCATTACCGAACTGAATTTTATAAGCTTGATCGTCTTCATCAAAATTAGTTGTAAATTTTTTATTTGTTTTTATATATTCAGCAACATACGGTATAGGTATTGATGATAATGAATCACTATAAGGATCTTGATTATAAGCACTATCTCTTGCAGCATCATCAGTATAATGAGTTTCTTTTAAAATTCTATCCTGTGCTAAATAATCAACTTCATACCACTTTTGTCCAGAAGCATCTTTACAATCTATTATTTCAATTAGATTATCTTCACCTAGATTTATTTCTAAAAATTTAGTTGGACTTGTTATTGTAAATGATTTAGTTTTTGTTTTACCAGATACGGCTCTTACATATCTCGTTAAAGTATACGAATCCGCCTCTCCATTTTCATCAAGTGTTGGTGCACTTATTAATGGATCGGATGATCCACTCGATGTAAAATCTATAACATCTGTTGTTTCAAAAAGTATTTCAGAATTTATATTAGAAGCAATTTGTAAACCACTATCTATTGGAGATGGTACTTCTCCATAATTTGGTGAACCATCACTATTAGCATTAATTGTTGTATTTACTTTTAGTTTAACAACCGATGGCGTTTTGTTTGGAGTTTTATATCCAAGAAACTCAGCCAATCTTCTTACATTTCTTTTTTCAGTTGCAGTTGATAAAAGGTTCTCTTTATAATTGTAATCAATGTAATAAGAAAGAACATCACCAACATAACTTGATAATTCTATTAACATCATACCAGGTGATGTTTCATTAAAATCTTTATATGTATCTGGAAAATAAGATTTTGTATATTCAATTAAATCAGCTTTAATTGTACTAAAGTCCTTACTTGTGTAATTTATGTTAGTTGGTACTAATTTTTGTTTTTCTGTATATGCCATTTTTAATATGCTCCACCAGTTTCTTGTGTTGATAACTCCCCACCACCAACGCCATTAAATGTAACTTGAACGCTTTCTAAAGAATTAGGTGTTCTTTTTATATTAAATTCTATATTTAAATTAATTTGATTTAAATCATTTCTTTGATTTATATTTATATCCCTTAATTCAACAAAAGGCAACCATGTTTGAAACATATCCACAATATTATTTTCTATTTGTACAGTTAAATCTTCTGTCATTTGTTCAAATAAAAGTTGTCTTAAATTCATTCCCAAGTTAGGTTGGAATACCCTCTCACCTTGATTGGTCTGTAAAAGAAGTTTAATATTATTTTTTATTGCATCTACAGTTGTTTTTGTAGTATTAAAATACCCATCACCGCCAGCAACTCTACCAAAAGGAAAGTCAATTCCCACAGATACTCTTGTATCTTGGTCTTCTACAAATCTGTCTTTTCTTCTATCAAGTATTGGCATTAGTCTAATTCCTCAGCTTTTAATAATTTTACTTTAGATTTTTTTACAGCAGTAGGAACTCTTGGATCCATTATATTATTTGATGTCTCACTTATCTGTGCAGTATTAGTGATGGGAGCAACATTTGCTTGTGCTGCCGGCGTACCAGCTACATTAATAGTACCTGGTAGAAAATTAATAGGTGCTTCCATTTCAGTAATTTTAAATTCTTGTTTAACTACCCACTCCACAATCGCATTAGTTAGGTCTTGAGCCAATACCGAGACCTTTTCCTTACCTTCAGCGGATACCTCGTAATCAGGATCTTTATCAACCTTGATGTTCTTCAAGAAAGCATTTTCTATATTGGTTTTAAGCCCCATTCTTAAACTTTGCCTTTTCTTCTACTTTTTGCATTACTTGTGTATAATCTTTGTTAAGAGCAT